ATGGGCGTAGCCCAAGTTGACCCGGCATTGATCCGAGAGGCGTTGGGTCTTGACGACGACGCCTCCGACGATGAAGTGAGCGCCGCGGTGCTGGAGGCGGGACTTGTCCCGTCGGTGGCGCCAGAGGTGGTCACGGCCAGCGGCAGCACACAGGATCTGGACCAGCGCATCGCCAAGGCCGCGGCGAAGGGCGGAATCATCGCCATCGACGCAGCCCAGTTGCAGCAGTTCCGCGAGGGGATGGTACGCGCGTCGGCGCTGGCCACCCGCCTGGACGAGCGGGACCGCGACGAATGCATCACCGCTGCGGTGACGGCTGGGAAGTTCCCGCCAGCCCGCCGGGAGCACTACGAGCGGGCATGGAAGGCCGACCCGGCCGGCACCCGCGAACTCATCGAATCCCTGGCCGCGGGCCTGGTCCCGGTCACAGCGTCGGGCTACTCCGGCGACATCGACCCAACTGAGGACGAACTCGACCGCGAGATCAGCCGTCTTTCCCGCCACCGTTCGGCGGCTTCAGTGCGAGAGGGGGCGTAAGCCATGGCTGACTACACACCCATCGCAAGCGGCGGGGTGCTGCCGTTTAGCGCCACCACCGCCGGCGCGGTTGTTGGCGGCAACGTGCTGATCTGGTCCGCCGCGAACGTGGTCACTGTCTCCGGCGCCGACTCGACGGCTGTGTGCGGTGTCGCCGCCCACGACGCCGCGTCGGGTGCCCGGGTCACGGTGTGGCCGATGGACGGCTGCATCCACGAGCTGGTGGCCTCTGGTGCCATCACCGCCCTGGCCGGTGTCGTGTCCGACGCGTCAGGCCAGGTCAAGACCGCAACCATCGCCACCGCAGCCGCGGCGGCGACCCTCATCGGCGTAGCCGTGACGACAGCCGCGGGCTCACCGCTGAAGCTGCGCGTCCAGGGCCGCCGGTAAACACCCCGAGAGGAGATAGGCCGTGCCTTACGCATTCCCGGCAGCGGCGCCCACCCTTTCGGGCGACCTGCTCACCATCAGCCGGTTCCTCGCTGACCCAGTCCGGGTGCAGCGCCGGCTTCGCGACTACAAGGATCTGCGTTTCGTCGCCGACCAGCTGCTGATCGATCGGCAGCGGTCGCAGGGCGGTGCAGTCCTGTACGACATGACCGAGCCGTTCGTCACGGACCGGACGGTGGAGGCGGTTTCGGCCGGGTCGGAGTACCCGTACGCGAACCTGGCCACCGGCACCGCCGGTTTGGCGGCGATCGCCAAGTGGGGTCAGAAGGTGCTGCTGACCGATGAGGAGATCACCCGCAAGTCGTGGCCGATGGATGCTGTCGACCGGGCTTTGGCGAAGGTCGTCAACTCGATCATCAAGCAGGTCGACACGGTGGCGATGGCCGCGATCGGTACTGCGATCACCGCGGAGGTGGCCACGGTCGGGTCGTGGGACAACGCGACGGTGGCTAACCGCAAGCCGCTCGATGACATTCTGCTTGGTATCCAGGCGATGGAGGACCTGAACCTGGGCTACCGGGCGGACACCCTGGTCGTGTCGCCGAAGGCGTACACGTACCTGATGCTCAACGACGCGATTGCCCAGTTGCGTAAGCGGGAGACGACCGACAACCCGGTGTACACGGGGATGATCGAGACGGTGGCGAACCTGACGGTCATCAAGACGCCGAACCTGCCGGTCGTGACCCGCGCGTGGATCATCGACAGCCGCCAGCTTGGCGGTATGGCCGATGAGCGCGACAGTGCTCCTGGCTACGCGATTTCCGATCTGGCGGTGGAAGTCAAGGCCATCCGTCAGGACGAGCGCGACGCGTGGGACCTGCAGGGCCGTCGCAAGACGGTCCCGTTCGTGCAGGAGCCGGGTGCCGGGTATGAGATCACCGGCGTGGTGAGCTGAGCATGGCGGTCCTGTCGGCGTCGATCCTGCGTAACGCCAACCACCTGCATGAGGGGTTCGAGCACATCTACTCGGGCTCGACGGCCTCAGCCACCATCACTGAAGGCCAGCTGCTTGAGGTCAGTGGTGATGGCACTCTCGGTCCGGCCGGTGCCGCGTCTGCGGCGGTAGTCGGTTATGCGTTGACCGGCGCGGCTTCGTCCGCGCCGGTCAAGGCGCTCATGTTCGGCCCGGTGCTCAGCCTCACCTCCAGCGGTGCCATCACCGCGGCGGCGAAGGTGGTCGCGGGGGCGGCTGGGGTGGTCACGACCATCGGGGCCAACACCTTCGAAAAGATCGTCGGCACGGCGCTGACCACGGCCGCGGGCAACGTTGTGAAGGTGGTGATGCACACATGAGTCAACGTCAAGCTCGGGTGATCGTGGCGTATGCGACGGTGAAGATGCTCGACGGTGTCGGTAAACCGGCGGTGCATGGGTTCTACCGGGACGCGGTGCTGCCGGCCGGTGCCGATCCGGCCGCGGTGGAGGGTTTGGTCCGGCGCGGTTACGCCCAGTGGGTTGATGCTGACCCGCCGGCTGCGGCAGACAAGCCGGCGGATGAACCCACGGACACTAAGGCTGAACCGAAGCCGGACGACAAGCCGGCAGAGGAAAAGGCGGCGGCCGACGACAAGGCGACCGAGGACAAACCGACGTCGCGGGCGGCCAAGGCCGCGGCTAAGGCAGCCGAGTAGTCCGTGGCTGATCTGTTCGATCTCGGCGATCTGCCGCCGTGGCTGCAGGTCCCGGCGATCGATTCGGAGACCGCGACCCGGGTTCGGCGCTTCGCGAGCGGGTGGCTGCTCTCAGCCACCCGCCTGGCGTCGTGGCCGAACCCGGTGCCCGATGACCTGTGGGCGTGGGCGATCGAGCTGGCCGGGATCGCCTACCGCAACCCGACTGCCGCCACCTCCGAAGGCATCGACGACTACAACATTGCCTACGACCGGGCGCGGCGGGCGGAAATCCTCGCCGCGGCCCGGGTCGCGTATGGAGGGTCAGGCACACCGCTGTACTCGTTCCCGGACTGGGACTGGCATTGGACGGTCACGCCAGGCGTGACGTCCTCAACGACGTGAGGTAGGAGCCGATGGCAGTCCTCTACGCCGTGGCGTACAGCGGCACCGTAAACCTGTGCAACGCGCTGACCGGTAACGTGTCGACGACCAACGTGCTCGACCGCGGTGCGGTCGGCGGCGGGCCTGCGCTGTTGAAGATAGTCACGACCATCGGTGCCACCCCGACGGTGACAATCCTGATCGAGGGTTCGGCTGACGGGACGAACTTCTTCCCGGCGGCGCACGCCGACTCGGCCACCCCGGCGACGGTCATCGGCGCCACGTTTGTGGTGACGACCGCGACGACGTTGTACAAGCTGATTCAGGCGAACCAGCCGTGGCGTTATCTGCGGGCCACTCTCTCGGCGAATACGAATGTGACTGTCACGATGGACGCCTGGGTGTAGCCCGTGGGGATCCAGATCGTCACCGCGTTGGCGCAGGCGCGCTACGCGACGATCATGACGGACACCTGCACCATCCGCCGGATCGTCGACACTGACACCAACTTCTCCGACGGCCGGGTGACGTACACCCAGACCGTGGTCTACAGCGGTGTGTGCCGGGTGCAGCAGGTCGGGCCGGGTGGGAACATGTCCGGCGCCCCGGGTGCCGACCCGGGCGGCGGCGGGCAGGCGTCCAACCAGATCGTGTCGTACGTCCTGCAGTTGCCGTTAGCCGGCACGGATGATCTGACCCCGGACGATGAGGCGACGATCGACACCTGCGCGCAGGATCCGACGTTGGTGGGGCACAAGCTGCGCATCCAAGGGCTGACCCGGGCCAGCCACAAGTCATCCCGACGGCTGCAATGCATCGAGGTGGTTTAGGTGGGCGTGGTCATCCGCGGGCTGGACGAGTGGCTGGCCGACCTGGACACTCTCGACGAGCGGGCCGAGAAAACGTTCCGCCGGGTGGTGAAAGACAGTGCCGGCGCGATTCGGGCTGACTGGCGCAAGCGGTGGGAAGCGATCCGCCACGTCCCCACCCACATCCCGCACCTGCCGCGTGGGGTGGGGTACGACACCCGCCAAGACGGGACCCGCTTCTCGGCGCATATCGGGGTGGACAGTCTCAACCGGCAGGCCAACTTGGCGCACATCATTGAGGACGGCACGCCGACCAGCCCGCCGCACCCGGCCGGTCAGGACTCTTTGGACGCACAGATGCCGCTGTTCGTGAACGCGGTCGCCGACGCCGCTGTGGACCTGCTCGATGGCCGGTGAGTCGCTGGAGGAGCTGCACGCGAGTGTGGCGTTGGATCTGCTGCGGGCAGATGTGGCGTTGACGGTCTTCGACGGGCAGGTGCCGAACCCGGCAACCCAACCGTTGGTGCCGGTGGAGCCGCCGTATGTGGTGGTGTACTCCTCCGTTCAGCACCCGGCCGGTTCTGGTGGCGAGGCGAACGCGTTGAACGGGTTGTCGGTGACGATCCACACCCGGTGGACGATCCATTGCGTTGGTGCGACAGCCGCGGCGGCCCGGGCGGT